AACTTATTATAATCCAATATTTAAATTTTAAATATATTGGGTTAAATTTATAAAACTTTTATATATAATAAATATAAATTATAATGTTTACTATTTTAAATATTCTTAATTATTTAACTGGAAAATTTCTCAATTTTTATATTCTTATATTATTATCAATTTTATTTTATTATTATTTAATTAATAATCACTATTTAACTATATCTACCAATAATATTTATGTAACTATTTTATTATTATTAATGTTTATTGATATAGTTACTATTATATATATATCATACTATAATGAAAATAATTATGATAATAGTGATAATATTGATATAATTAATAATAAAAATATTAATACGCCGGGTTTCGGAAGCACTTGTGCGGATGATAAATCTGAAAAATATAAAAAATCTAAAAAAACTAAAAAATCTAAAAAAACTAAAAAATTTGAAAAATCTAAAAATAATAATTTAGATAATATTGATAATAAAAATATTAATAGTGAAATTATTAATGATAAAATAAATATTAATAAAAAAGAAGATGTTATTTCTCTTTATGATAATAACAAAAATTTATCTTTAGAAACTTATTAATCATTTATTATAAAAACTATAGATTTTAAGGAACTCTGTTAGCAACTTTAGGAGTAACTGGATTTGCAGGCGTCTTAGGACCCGTACCTTTAGCTGGAGTAGCGGGAGGAGTTTTAGGAGTTTTAGGTGTAACAGGTGTAACATTTGGTGTAACTGTTCTATTTTTTCTTTTAATATTTAATTCTCTCATATTGTTACGATGCTCTTTTTTATCAATTTTAGATAAACTATCGAAAGAAATAAATTGATTTTTTTCAAAATTATGATCAACTACTAATTTTTTAATTTCATCTAAAGAAGAAGTAGATACGTTTTTAAATTCTTCAAAAATTGTTAAAGCCATATTTTTAATTAATATATATTATACCATATATATTAATTTTAATTAAAATATTAAACTATATTTAATTATAATAAACGCATAAAATTATATTAAAAAATCTTCTATTTCTTCATCTATATCTTCTTTTTTATTTATTTCTGGACTAATGTTAGATAATGATGGTTTGGATCTATTCTCAGCATTATTATTTGCTATTTCGTTTATCATATTCGTTAAATTTGATAAATCCATATTTTGTAAACTATTTATATTTGGTGCTACGTTGTGCGATGAAGATGTATTAGTCGATGGTGTGCTATTCGTTTTAGATTTGTTCATATTTTTTTCTATTACAAATTTTGATTGTCTAGCATTAGTCATTGTCATTCTTTTTTCACGCAATCTTTTTTTTAATTCATCACGATGTACTTGTTTCTCTTCTGGTGTCATATCTTTCATATCTTTAACAGGAGGTCTAACTTCTTCTTTGGGTCCATATTTTGAAATTAAAGATTTTAATTTATCTCTTTCTTCTAAAGAAACCTTTGGTATTTTACCACTTTGTATCTGGTTTGCATAATTAGTTAGTAATTTTAGATCATTTGGATCAATATCCCCTGTAATTTCTAATTGTTGTAATTGATTAAAATTCATATTTAAAAGTATATATTAAAATATATTTATATTAGTATATTTATATTAGTTTTTTGAATTTAAAATTATACTATATTTTTTTAATTTATTATTTAAAAATATATTTAAAACTTCAATAATATCATTAAATTTAATTTTTTTACAAATTTTGTATATTATCTCATTAATATTAAAAATATATATTTTATTTACAAATGAATCAATATAACAACTAATTTCTTGCAATAAATTTGAAAATGGTTTTTTCAATTCCAATAATTTACTTTTTTTTAAACTGTTAAATTTTTCAAAATATGAATCATAATTTTTTTTAATATCTTTTAACATAAATTTATTAAAATTATCTATTGATTTATTTAATATATCCACGTCGTAATTTGATTGTATTAAATAAAATAATATTATTGAAAAATTATCATGTTTATCAATAAAAGTATAATTGCATTTTACAATATATCCTAATTTTTCTATTGTTCTTACGTGATCAAATAATGGTTCACTTAATAAATGTGTTACAATACTTGCAATTAATTTATTTTTAATAATATCATGAACAAATTCTTCATTATAATTATTATTTATAATTGAATATTTTCCATTATAAATAACACCATAATTTACAATACAGTTATTTATTTCACGACCACTATTATATTCATTTTTTGCTAATGTATAATTAATAGTTTTAATATTATTATCTACACTATAATCAATATTTTTTCTATAAAATCTATTTTCATTTATTGATAACATACTAATAATGTTTTTTAAATAATCATCTTTGTTAAAATCATAAGTAATATCATCTTGTATATTTTCATAAATTATTTTTGTATTATTTTTATTTTTATTAATACCAATTATAATGTAATATTCATAATCATATAATAAACATTCATTTATTAATATATTTTTAAATTTTTCTAAACTTAAATTTTCTATAAACTTTGTTTTCATTTTGGGTGTTAATGAATTTTTTAATGTATAACCAAGATATGATAAACATAAAGAATGTGGTGAATTATATTTAGTATTTGATAAATTTTCAAGAAAATCTCTTTTTATTTGTAAAAAATGATTTTCAATATTCTTATTTGAAAATATTGTATCAATGTTTATCAATTTATTTATTTCATTTATAAATACATTATTTACAATATAATCTAAACCAGTATAACTATATATTAAATATTCATTATGTGTTGATATTGTAAAATAAACATGATATAATCCCATTACTTTTAAATAATAATTTAATATTTTTTCACATAATGATATATAAATTGACATTATCAAATTATTATTGTTATCTAATAATTTTATATTTCTTCTTATTACATTAATAGTACATATTGGTTTTTCATATTTATTTTCTTCTAATAAATATATTTCTCTATTATTATTTTTATATATTAATGTTGGTATTTTTTTTTTATTAATTTTTTTTAAAAGAATATTTGATTCAATTTTAAAATTTTTTATACCAATAATATTTTTAATATCATATTCATAATTATTTTTTTTACTTATTTTTTTTAAATCAATATTTTCATATTCTGATATAAAATATTTAGTATTGTACCATTTACTTTTAATAAATGAACTATTTTTATAAATATCGATATTGGTAGACAACTTTATTATTACTGAATTTATAATTTCTTTATACATATTGAAAATTGAAACTTTATAATCATTAACATAATTTTTTCTCATTATTGATAGTTCTAATTTTCCATTTATCATATTATCTATAACATCATTTGTTATATCACTCGATGATAAACTATTTTCTCCATACATTGAGTATAATAAATTTATCTTTTGATAAGTATTATATATAATTTCAAAGTCTATTTCATTAATATTCTTAATAATATTTAAATAAGTATAAAATTGACAATACACTTCATTTAAATTATCAATATTATTATCAATCAATATAATATTCACATTTAATAATGCTTTATCATCAAAATAATAATTGATATGTGAATTAATATTTTTAATTAAATTATTTTCTTTTAAATAATAACTTATTGATTTCTCATATTCTACATCTAACAAATAATTTATAAAATTAACTATTATATATTCTTCTTGATTTTTACAATTACAATTCATAAATAACATAATATTAAAAAAATTATACTCTGATATTGATTTATAAATAATTAAATTTTGATCGATTAATTCTAATTCGTCTATTTTCTTTTTATTTTCTAATGATTTTTTTTCAGCAATTTCATTAAAATATAATACATAATCATTTATCATTTCTTCTATAGATTTACTATCAATTATACATACATATATATTATCAGTTGTATAATTTTTATTATAATATTCTAAAATATCATCTCTTGTAATATTTTTTAAACTTTCACAATTACCAGTTCCAAATTTTGTATATTTACTAGGTTTTATTAATTTTTTCATAATATCATCCATGATCCATGCATCAGATAATATATTTTTATCATGCTCGGAATTTATTATTTCCATTTCTGATTTAATTAAATTCATATCTAATATTGGTTTTCTAAAAAACCATGATAACATTTCAACTCCTTTTTTCATGAAATGACTTTCTATTTCTAAATAATAACATGTTATACTATCTCCAGTAAATGCATTATCCATACCACCACATACTGATACATAAGAATGATATTCATTCTGGGACGGAAATTTTTCAGAACCCATAAATAATAAATGTTCTAAAAAATGAGCTGTACCTTCATAATCATCATTTTGATATCCAGCATTAACTGCAATACTACAAGATGATGTTATAATGTTCTTATCAGATATTAATACTATTTTTATACCATTGTCTAATATTAAACCTTTCATATCTCTTTTATCATTTACTGTTTGATAAATATTAAAATATTGAAATTTATTTAAATTATTCATATTATATACATATAATATATATAATATATTTATATATGGAATTATCCATTATTAATCAAACCAAAAAACTATTAGATGAAACATTAGAAAGATATTATGATCTGAATGACAAATATTATAAAGAAGTATTAAATTTCTTAAATAAATTATTTGATGAAAATTCAGAATCAATATTAAAAATTAAATTTAAAAAAATTACTTTTAATGATGAAACTCTACAAGAATATAATGATTTAATTACTAAATATAAATTAAATAAAGATCAGTTTGATATAGAAAATTTTAATATTAACGATATTACTGATTTTTCAGATATTATTAATATTATAATTATTATTTGTAATAACCTATTAGATAAATTAAATTATAAAATTTATCAAATTTTTACAGGATCATGCAAAAAAAAACTTAAAATAAAAGCAAATAATTAATTATAATTTATTTATACAAATTAATCTATTTATAAAAAATAATTTTATATAAAATGAGATTTAATAAGTTCTATTTGCTTCAATTTATCACCAACATCGTTGCAACAAACTGCATGATGAAATAGAGATTTATTTTTATTATATATTGATCTTCCAAATATTACATAATCATTTGGAATATAATCATAATTAATCTTTCCTTTCTTTTCATTTATTAATTGCTGCTCTAACATCGGCAATTCGTGTTTTTTCTTTATTAATAATTCATTATAAACTTCTTCTAAAAAAGAAATAGCTGTTTCAATATATCTATTTTTTATTATAAAAAATCCACCATTAACATTATTACTTACATTTTCACGCATAAAAAAAATATCTTTATTGCTATTATCTATTAATGATTTTAAATTTAACCATTCATTGCTGTTTTTTTTTATAAACCAAATGTCTAAATCTAATGATATGTAATATTCATATTTACCTTTATTTTCAATTAATGTATTTATTAAATGTTCAACTTTGTGAATTATACAATAATGAAATAAATCTGTCATAAAGCCAGTTTTTTTAGTTAATTCTATAGGAGGTATATCTTCTTTATGTTTAATATTCTCTTTTTTAACATTATGTTCATATAACGAATCTAATGATATTTTAGCTAAATTATTATAATTAGGTGTAGAATAACAAATTATTAAAGATTTATCTAACATTATATATAATAATATTGATTAAAATTTAAATTATTAATTTATTAATATTATAGATAAATTATTTAATAATTTTAATAATTGTATATATTCATCTGCACCATCATTAATATATTTTTCAATAAAACCAATTTCAAATAATATTTTTGCTTTATTATTTTCTTTTATATTTTCATTGTTAATGATAAATTCAATTAATCTCATAATAATAGAGTTAAATATATAACCCTTATTAATTATATCTTTTGTTATTTTAATAATATTACTTAATTTAGTATTTTCATTTATTGATAATATATATTTATTTAATTCTTCTCTAGATATGTATTTACACATTTTATAAATATTTTCTTCTGATATAACTTCTACATCTTTTGTATCGTTTTGATGTAAATATTTTATATTTTGTAATATTAAAATACCTTTTCTTAAATCACCATTTGATATTTCTGCAATACAATTTAATCCATTATTATCTATATTTATATTTTCTTTTTTTGAAATTGTTTTTAATTTCGTTATTATTGAATCATTATCAATTGGTTTAAATCTTATTTTTACACATCTACTATTAATTGGTTCAATTATTTGATTTATGTAATTACATATAAAACAAAATCTTGTTATATTTGAATTTTCTTCCATTACTTTTCTTAATGCAGATTGAGCTTCTTTTGTCATTGCATCTGCTTCATCTAATATAATTATTTTATAAGGTGGACATAAATAATTTTTATCAACAGTTCCTATTGCAACTTTTGCAAAATTTATAATTTTTCCTCTAACAACGTTAATACCTCTTTCGTCTGATGCATTTAATTCAATTACTCTTTCATTAACTCTAGCTGGACCAAATAATTGATTACATAGTGCAAGTATAGAACTGGTTTTTCCCGTTCCAGGACTTCCATATAATAATAAATGTGGCAATTCACCAGTTTTTAATGTATTATTTAATATATTAATAGATTCATCTTGCGATATAATATCATTTAATGTTCGCGGTCTATATTTTTCAATCCATGGTATTTCATTATTACGATTCTTCATTTTATTAATAATATTATATTTATTATTTATCAATTCAATTTTTTATATAGAATTATATTTTAATATATATTTTAATGTAAATTTTAATATAAATTTTAATATAAATTTTAATATATATTAAAATATAAATTTTAATATTTATTTATATTAACACGTTTTTTTTAATTTATAATTAAATAATTATAATTATATTATAATGAATAACGAAAATATAATTAATAATATTTATTCTTCATATGGAACTATGATTGGTAAAGTATGTGAAAATACACAAAAAGATTATTGTGATACATTTATTAGTGATAATATTAAACAAGATTCTTTGAAAACCTTTTCCGCACCTCCAGGACTAATAGAGAAAAATATACACAAAATTAATAATATAATTCCAGATAATGCTGGAAAAATTGTAGATTCTGGTATTACAAAAAATATAATCGGCGGATCTATAGATTTTAATAATTTAAATGATAATATTAATGATAATATAAATGATAATTATTATAATATATTTGGATATAAACTGTCATTATGGATATTAATAATTTTAATAATTATCATATGTACAATTATTTATTTTATATATAAATTTTTCTTTACTAGTTCTAATTATATTACTTATAAAAAATTAAATAATAATATATCAGTTGATACAATATTAACTGATAAAAAAATAAAAATGATTAATTCAGATAATTCATCATTAGAATCTGATAATTCAAATGATTCTAATAGTTCTTTTTTATCTAAATCAAGTAAATCATCTAAATCATCTAAATCAAGTAAATCAAGTAAATCAAGTAAATCTAAAAAGTAATATAATTAATTATCTAATTTAAAAATACATGCAAATTCATTAATAATACTATCTGTTAATTTATTATTATCATATGAGCTATAATTATTTTCATGATAAATAAATTTATTTTTTTTAATTTTATTATAATATGCATTTAATATTTCATTATTTTTATCAATATAATCTTCATCTATTTTTAATTCTAATAATCTTAATTTTAATTCTAATAATTTAGGTTTTTCCCATTTTGGTTTATTTAATAAATGATTATAATTATCAAATTCTTGATTTTTATAATATAATTTAATTAAATTAAAATAACCATATTCATTTTCAAATATAATATTTTTATAATTTTTATCATTTTCTATATAATATTTTAATATTTCATATGAATCATTAAATTCTTTCTTTAATTTAAATTCACCATAATCAGTACCTAAAAGTATTGAATAATCTATTAAATTATCTAATTCAAATACAATTTTTTTATTGTATTCAGTACTTAATAATTCACTAATTTTATTAAGTAATATATCTAATTTTATTATCGTAAATTGTTGATTTATAGATTTACGCATTAATAATGGTGCTCCAAATACTAACATGTCTGAATCATCTGATATTATTCCATATATCTCTGGATTATTTTTTAATATATATGCACATAATGGATCTGCTTCTCCTTTTGCTTTTATTACTGGTAATCCTAATAATTCTAAAATTTCTATCCAGTCTTTTATATAATAATCTTTCAAAATTATAGATTTTTTATATATTTTTCGATATTCTTCTTGTATATCATTTATTTTTTGCATCTCTTCTTCTATATAATTATCAGGAGGTGTTCCATATATTATTTCATCTATATCATCAATATTTGGTAATAATTCATTTTCATATATTTTAATATTAATTAATTCTGTTAATGTGTTTTTTTTTTCTTCTAACTCTTTTAATTTTTTTAAATTTTCTCTTAAAATTAGTTTTCTTTCTTCTACTTTTCTTTCTTTTATTTTTGGAGATTTACCATCAAAAATAAAAATTGGTATTATGCCATTTTTTAAATAATATGTTAAAGAATTAATTAAACCATGAATATGAGAAACATTTGTACCACATGGCATTATAACTTCTTTATTTCTTGATCTCATATAAATCAGTTGACTATATATATGTTGCATTCCATCAATAATACATGACTTTCCTCTAATATCATTAATATTTATATAACTATATATATCTGGAAATTTTTTATTAATAAATTTATATAATCCATCTACTCCCATTTTTATAATCTATTATAACTATAATATTATATATATAATACTTTTCTATATTATTTTTTTAATTTAGAATTTAAGTTATAATAATTTTATATACATAAATTATCATGGAAGAACTATCATATGATGAAGTTAATAATCTTCATCAAATATTTATAAACTTATTCAATAAATTTAATTCTAATAATTTTATTAATGATTATGAAAAAAATGGTGAATCTAGAATATGCGAAATTGGACAAATTGATAATCCAATTATTTTTAATTATAATTTTGATAAAGAAATAGATTATGGATTTATTGAATATAAAAGAACATTAATTTATTATAATAATAAAAAAAGTAAACTATTGAGACAAATTTATTGGAGAATGAGTGAATTTTCTGTAGCACAACAATATAATAAAATTGACAAAATTTATAAAAATTATCAAAAATTAAATTCTAATATAAATCATGATTTATGTTATTATATAATTGGACTTGAAAATTCCGGTATATATAGTAATATTAATACTAATGAATTGTATAATTCTTTAGATATTATTAAAAAAACTATTTATAATACAAATATTAATTGTAATTATATATTCTTATTTAATAAAGAATATAATGCACATATATTATTAGTTGAATTATATGTTAAAAATATTAAATACTTAAATTACCTTTCCTAATAAATTTTATATTCTTATTCATTATATATAAAATTAATAGAATTTCCTTAATTCTTGTATAGTAGTTTTACATACTAATCTAATTTTTTTACTTATACACTTTTTCTCTTCATAAATTACCATTTGTTCTTCTAAAAATGTATCAAGTTCTAAATCACTATAAATTTTTTTAGATTCTTCATTTAATATAATACAGGATAGTAAACATGATATTTGTTGTAATGATTTTTCAACACTTTCATATTCTTCCTGTGTACCATTATCATTATATTGAATTTTCTTTTTAAAATCATTAATAATACTCATCATTATTTTATTATCAATTATTTTACTATTAAATAATGTTCCTAATAATATCATTCCACGTTCTCCTTTATCTTTTGACCAATTTTCTGAACTATAATCAATACTTTGAATATATTCTTTCTTAACTTCATTTAATAATAACTTTCTAAAATATATTTTTTCTTTATCCAAAGTAATAAAATAAGTTGTTAATAATTCATTACATAATGCAGCAACTAATGGTCTAGTTTGTTCATTATCTTTCTTAATTTTTTGTATACATTGATTAACTAAATCATTTAATTCATCTTGTGTCTGAAAAATAATTTCTCTAATAGTACTAATAACTTTTTGTAAATTTTGTGAATTTAATTTATTTAATTCACGAATAATTTTTGATTTAGTTGTATTTTCTTTGATTAAATTCTTAAATACATATGCTGAATTTGTTTTTGCAATATTTTGTTGTAAAATATCATTAAATGTAAAATTTTTAAAAAATTTAATTACATCTTCATTTTGTGTATCTAATAAATTTAATTTATTAATTAAATCTTGTGGTTTATATACGGTATACATTTTACCTTTATTAAATATATATATATTTATAATTTATAAATCAATTTTTATTTACAAAAAAAATATAATATTATTCATATTTATAATTATGAATAAACTTACAATAATTATAATAATTATTTCTATAATATTTATATTTTCATTATATGATAATCAAGAAAAATTAGATATTAATGATATCACTAATAGATATAATAGTATGTATAAAATTATACCTCTTGAAAATCTAGATAATATTAGTATTCAAAATGATTTATTTTTTCAATATAAATCTTATTTTGAAATAAAAGAAATATTCAATCCAATTTACCATTTAACTAAAGCAATTTCAGTATCTTTATTTTGTAAAAATGTAAATAATACTTATCCTGATGAATATAAAGAACCATCTCGAGATACAAATTCAGAATGGTATAATAAATATTATAAAAATTTATTAAATTTAATTAATGATAAAAAATATATATTACCTGATTATAAAATCAGAATTTATTTAGAAAATAAACTTTCTGATTTAAAAGATGAATTAACTAATGAATTTACTGAAATATATATAATGAAATCAAATAGTATTGGTGCACAACCTGGTATGTTGTGGAGATTTATGGCTTTTGATGATAAATCACTTGATATTGCTTTTTGTATGGATGTAGATGAATCATTAAAGGATAATTTAAAATTTATTAAAATATTTGAAGAATATGATAAAACACTTGGTAGATTTATGGGAGATATTTCAGATTGCAAAATTTATAAAAATAATGATGATAGTGCATTAAATTATATTGTAGTTGATACTAGTAAAATTGGTATTAGACCTAACAAAACTAATATTTCATTTATACATTATATACTTTTATTTACATTATTAATTTTTAATAGATCTATTTCAAATAAACCATGGACAATATATGATGATGAGAAATTAACTTTATATAATAAACCATTTAATGAAAAAAACATTTGTTGGGGATGTAATATTTTCTTATATGGATTTGATGAAAAAATATGGAAACATGTATTTTTTCCATACTTTTCTGAAAAAAATGAAGTTTTAACTTTTACATTTAATAATATAAATGTTTTAAGGAAACTAAATAATAATAATCCCTTTAAAATTGATTACGATTTTACAAAATTTTATGATAATCCAATAGTAGAATTAGATTAATAATTATATAAATATATTATTTTAACTTCTAAAATTCTTTTTCTTATAATCATTATTATTTTTGTAATTTTTATTTTTTTTTTCACCTTTAATAAATTTTTCAGAATAAAATTTATTTTTAACATCTAATAAATTATTTTCTCTCTTCCTAAAAACATAAAATCTATTCAAAAATGAATATTTATAACATTTTTTATTTATTTCAGATTCATTATAATATAAGTAAACATCTTTAAAGAATTTTTTACGTTTTTCTTGTTCCTCTATTTCAGATGATAATTTTAAGAAATCTTTAGCATCGTTAAATAGATCCTCGAATAAACAAGTTTCTACAAGCTCTAATTGACATCTTTCTTTCAATGATTTTATTATAAAATCTTTAAATACTAAATATTCTGTTCTATATACTCCATCTTCGAATAACCATGCCATGTGTACATCTATTGCTTGACCAAATTTAGACTTGTCATTATCATTGTATTTTTTAACAATATCAAATAATAACGATTTTTCACCATTATTTTCATAATATTCACTGAAACTTGTATTATTACCAATTCTCTCTTTTACTCTATCACCGTCAAATGTTGTAAACATAAAATAACCTCCTTCTCTTAAATACATATTTATATTATCTGTGAAATTATTCCATGAATTCTCTTCTCCTAATAAATAATGAATTGCAAATTGACAATTCATTGTATCAAATAACGTTCTTTTATTATCCCATGTTAAAAATTTCTCAAATAATTTTTTATTATCTAATGTCATTCTACCTATTTTTTTAACTTGCTCGTCGTACTGTAATATACTAGTCGCATCTGCTTGAATAAAAAAGCATGGAGGAAATCTTTCATGTGTTTTTTTTAATCCTCGGTAACGAGATATAGCACCATCTCCGGAATCTGTTAATGCTACGTAATCTGGATCAAATCCTACATATAATTTTACTTCTGTATAATAAAATTTTTGTATATCTTGACCTTTACCACATGCTACATCTAATACTTTCTTTTGAACATCATCATATTTGAAATTAACAAATGTATATATAATGTATGATTTTATCCAATTATGAAATTTACCCATGTCTTTTACTAGAGTTGTTTTTTTTTGGAAATATATATTGTCTTTTCTCTCTAATTTTATTAAATTAAAATCTATTCTTTCTTTCAATTCATTTATATAATTATCAAATAATTTATCATCAGATAGTGTTATGAAATCATTTATTTTTACCGGATTAATTATACTATGCCATATTTTATTAGCAATATGTTGATTATTACCATATTTTTTATTAAATTTTTGTACTGATTCTGTCTTGTCAAAACGAGTCTTCATTGGTATCCATCTAAATTGCTTTTGTAAATCATCTTCAATATTGTAATAAAACTCTACTACCGTTTTATCTGCTATTTGTTTACCATCTATAGATCTTGGAATATCATCCTCATCCAAATATATATATGCTTGAGATATACTTTCTTTTACACCAAATAATACCGGTTTTTCAACATTCTGATTTAAATCACCTACATATAAATTACATATTATATATGTTTTATTCTTAAATGTACCTGCTATTGAATTATCATACACCTTTAGAATTTTACCAGTATTTTTATCTTTTTCAAATTCAATGTAAAAATCAATTGAATTATGATTTGGAGGTTTCCATTTATACTCAAAATATTTAGACTTATTTAATTCTACTGTATATTTTTGATCTAATGGATGATATATTAAACCATCCAAAAAATATGGACATTTCAAATTTGTATCATTCAAATATGTATTCCATGCAAAACTAGTATACTTAAATATTTCATTGTCTATTATTCCATTACAATCCATGAAATATTTTTTCCTAAATATTATTTTTGTTGAATCAGATTTTAATTCATTCTCTATATCTTCATACAAATTTATTAAATTTTTTTTATGGATTTCTTTTACTTTTTCAATATTAGTATAATCTTTGATTTCTATTTTTTTATATTTAGTTTTATTTATTTTATCTATTAACTCATCCATCGAATCTAATCTTGACATTAATTTGTTCTCTTCTTTTATATTATTTTCACCAATTCTAATACAGTCAAATGCCATGTATAAATATTTATTATATTTTGATATAAATATATATTCTCCATCTAGTATACTATTATTATATTTTTTATCTATTTCTATTCCAGTATCTTTCACTATTAAATTTGTAGATATTAAATAACATCTACCTTCAAATACTATCATAAAATATCGATCACCGTCTGCTTTATCTGTTACTGCATATTTATTTGGTAATTGATCAATTACATGTGATATTTCTAAAGATATAGGTTGTCTTGCATATAAATTATGTCTATCACTAGTAATGTTTAATATATCTCTATATCTATCTAATACCATATTATTAATAGATTTTGTTGTAATATAATTTGATCCTTGAATTGATTTTATAATGAATTCTGAAATACTTAATAATTCATTTAATAATGTCTTTTTATCATGTATTTCACATTCTATCTCAATTTCATAATTATAAATACTGTTCTCAATAAAATTTATTTTATTCGATGTTCTTACCATCGTCAAATCAATACGAAATATATTCTTTTCTTTTAAAATGTAATAACTTGTTCTCTCTTTAAATCTAAAATTAATATTATAAGTATTCATGTCAAATGATTTATTTATTTTCATTAATTTTTTATTTTCTTCATTTGTTACTTTTTCTTCTTTATCTAATTTAAATCTCATATAAATATCTGATACTGTTATATAATCTTTATAATTCTTTGTTTTTTTCATTAAATGAATATGACTATTATTTGTTGTCTTATCATTTAAAAATCCGAGTAGTACTGTAAACACTAAATGATTTTTTCTTGTATGCAACATATTCATATATTCATTAATTTTATCTAGATTATCTATAGTTAATCTGTAAACTATCATATTTTCTTTGTTTTCAATATCTCTTACTGTCATATTAATATCTAAAGTTTGTGTTATAACTTTTTTATACTTTTCATTATTTTTAGATGTAATAATAGATAATATACTATTTAAATTGTTAAATCTTTCTAGAGTTAATAAATCCATCGAGGTTTCTTTATTTGAAAATAATGATACTTCAAACTCGTCATTTTTCTCATAATCCTTTATTAATTTATTTATACCTTCTATTTCATCCGGTCTTAATAAATCTATAATCTTCATTTCTATATATATATTATTGTAATATTCTTATATTTATTTTATAAAAATCATTTTTTTACATAAAGTTTATCAAGAAATTATATAGTAAAATTAAAGGAGTGGTTAGCAACTATGAGTATATAGACCATCTAAAATGAATTGTATACCATACTAAATATATAAAATTAAAGAATATTTGATTTACACACTTGAAGAGTGTAAAAATATATTAAAATTAATAATATTATCAATTAAAAATTGATAAATATATAATTTAATTAAATACATAATTATATATAATATTATTAGATATGACAACTATTTCCAAAGAAGATTTAGAAAATGAATTTATAAAATATAATCCTATTATCTTTGATCTTAAGAATATTAAAAAACTTAATATTCTTAAATATAATAATGATATAATTTTTTCAAATAATATTGCTTATCCTGAATTTAATTTAGGATTTAATTATTTTATTCACCAAGCAAAAGATAAAATGGATCAAACTGAAAAATTTGCTAATAGAAAAAAAATATATTTAGTAACATCGTTATTCGAAAAAAATATAGATTATAAAGAAGAAACAGATGATGGAATAAAATTCACATCAATTGATAAAGGTATTAAAAATTTTATTAAAGATATTAATCCAAAATTTCCTCAAATATTAAATAGAGCATTCCTAAAATTATGGGAAATACTTGTTATGTTTGATTTAATACCAAATGAAAATACGTTTGTATCTTCACATCTTGCAGAAGGGCCCGGATCGTTTATTCAAGCTACTATTTTGTATAGAGAAATGCAGGCTAAACTTGGATTAATTAAATCATGTAATAAAGATAAATATTATGGAGTCACATTACATTCAGATCATGAACATTTATTAATGCAAAAAGAATTTATTAAATATTTTGAAGATGAAAAATTAAATAGATTAAATATTTTAGAAACTAAATCTATCCAGGAAATTAAAGATATGTATGGTGGATCTAGAAAATATAAAGATACTGTAACTAATGGAGATCTAACTAAAATAAGTACTATCAATATATTTGGTGGAGCTAAAGGTGAAAAGGGTTATTCTGAACCATCTGATTTAATTACTGCAGATGGTGGTTTTGATTGGAAGAAAGAAAATTTACAAGAACAAGAGGCTTATAGATTAATATTTAGTGAAATAGTATCTGCATTAAAACTTCAAAAAAATGGGGGTAATTTTGTTATTAAAATTTTTGAATCGTTTACCAAAGTTACTATTAAAATGATTGAACTTTTAAGAACATTTTATAAGAAAGTATATCTTGTTAAACCATATACTAGTAGAATTTCTAATTCAGAAAAATATATTGTTTGTAAAGATTTTGATAAATCAGTCTTAACCTCATCTATTTTACAAAAATTAGAAGATATGATAGTTTCTATGAATAAGAATGAATTATTTAATATAATTGACATATTTACCGATTGCGTTATTGATAATGATAAAGAAGTAATGACAGATTATAAAAATATCAATTTACAATTATTATTGAAACAATATACTGGTATTAATAATATTATTAAATTTATTAATTTAGATAATTATAATGATATTGAATTTAATACTTTCTTAGATAAACAAATAGAAGCTTCTCATTTTTGGAATGATACATTTTTAGATGATAAACTATTTAAAAAAATTAATAAGTTTTGTTCATCATATGATTATTTTAAATTTATTAATGAAAATAATAATATTAAAATACAAAAATTAGAATCAAAAGAGTCTGAAAAATCTAATGAGTCTGAAGAATCAATAGAGTCTGAAGAAAAAGAAGAGATTGAATCTAAAAAGTCTAAAGCTACTAAGAATAATAAATCTATGAAGAGACAATCTGCTAAAAAACCTAAAAAAGCTAAAAAAATAAATCAAAAAGGTGGACATATAATTGAAAAAAAAGTAAATTATGAATCTGATAAATCTATTAATTCAGAAGATGAAGTTATTGGTTATTTATCTGATAAAAATAATTCTGATATTGTAGATTTAACTAATATTAATATATAATATTATAACTTTTTATTATAAAATAACTTTTTGTTTAATATATTGATCTTTATAAATCAATATATATATAAAACTAATATGTTTAATTAATTTCTTGAACTTTTGCAGCTCTATCTTTTTCTTCTCTTTCTTGAACTAATTTGTCAGAATTTAATACTGGATCTACATATTTCTCATTTAATGCTCCAGATATCATGTCATTTGCTTTATTTAAACTTAATTCACCATTCTGAACTTTTGCAAATTGTGAAATCATTCCTAATAATGGTGTAATATCATTTTCATACGCTAATGTTCTGCAAATTCTAGGATATCTTTCATAAAATTCAGAATTATTATTCTTAATAATTTTAATTATTTCTTGCTTATTATTTTTCCATACTTCTTTATTAGCTAAACATGTTTTTAATACCTTAATAACGTCATCTGCAATATCCTCCATTTTATGCTTGTTGAAATCAGCCATTATATATAAATAACAAATCACTTTATTTTTAAATTCAAATTAATTTAAACTATTGAAGATTTAAAATAGTTTAAATTTAATATATTAGTTTTCATGATTAAAACTAATAAAATAATCATCTTTTACTTTATTCATATGTTGTATTTTATATTTTGACGATATATAAGATGTTGAACATACTAAAAAATTTAACTTATTGTAATAACTTATTTTATTTATGGGATTTTTAGCGCAATTTAATATTGTTATTTTTGGCATTATTTTTCCAATATTTATTATCTTATTATTTGATATGTATATTTCTTCTACATTCTCCATATTATCAATCATTTCTATATTATTATCAATGCATTCTAAATATGTTAATTTGTTATAACTATCTATTCTAATTAATTTATTGTTATTTATTACTAATAATTTTATGTTTGGCACAAATATATTTTCAATTAAATTATTAGAAGCAACTAATCTTTCAAGTGAGTTTGACTCAATATTTGTAATATTATTATCATCACATACTAATTCTATTAGATTATCATTTAAATTATTAGAATCTAAATTACCTCCAATTTTATTAGAAGATACGTTTAAATAAATTATATTTTTATAATTAAATAATTCTGGTACCATTTTTAAATTATTATTAGATAAATCTAAAAATTTTATTTTTGATAATATTTTTTTTATTTTTTCTAATTCCATTAATTTTATTAATATATCATCATTCATATCTAATTTTGATAAATCTAAATATTCATAATTTTCTAATTCGGAATCTTTTATTCTTAAATCTATTTTGGGTCTCGTTTTGTAATCATTATATATTTCTTTTACATTGTCTGATTCAAATTCAGATTGTTCTAAATCTAGATTTTCACTAAATTTCAAATCATTCTTATATAAAATAGACTTTTTTTTATTCATTATATATATTATTGTTTTTTATTTTGAATTTCTTCTATTAACTCAGATTTTGTTTTATTACGAGGTTTACCTGTTTTTGTAGCCCCCGATACTGTTATTATACCTAACTTTATTGCAATTTCTTGAATATCGCTTAATGTTGACGTTTTTTTAATGGAATTTACTAATTCTTCTATCTTAACTTTACTTATTACTTCAGTTTTCTTAAATGTACTTTCTTCTTTTTTATTTTCATCTTCTTTTATTTTATTTTCATCTTCTTTTATTTCTTTCAATATAAATATATCTTTCGAATTTTTTGATTTCTTCTTTGAATCTGAACTAGTTTTTTTTATTTTAGTATTATTATCAGTTACTTCTGAAATATATAATGCATAATTCTCATTTGTTACTAATTCTTCATAACAATCATCTTTTTTTTCTATTTTTTCTATTTTTTCTATTTTTTCTTCTGTAATTGTTTTACTTTTGTTTTTTTTTAAACTAGTAATTTTATTTATATTTGAATTATCATTATTATCATTTTGATTATTTTTATCTTTAATTACTACTTCTTCTTTTTGATTTTGTTTTTTTTTATTATTTTCTTTTTCATTATTTTCTTTTTCATTATTTTTAATAATATTAATTTTATCAGAAATTTTTATTAGATATTTTATAAATTCACTATTTTTTTCATAATATCTTTTTTCCCAATTAATAACTGGAAAAATTGTATTATTATTTCTACATAAAACAATATATTTCATAGTATCATTATTTTCGTACATATTTACATTTAATAATTTATTATTATTATAATTGATTATGATTAAAGATATATTACTTATATTCGACAATTTTAATAAAAATTCATTTGTAAAATTATTTAATATATTTATTTTTTTATTATAAATATTATTAGTAACTTCTAAAATTTTTTTTCTTATAATATTTGTTTCATGAATATATTCATTATTTAATACTAGTAATAATGAATTTAATAAATTATACCAATTAACATTATCTATAATATTATACGATAATGGTGATATTAAAACCAACTCATTAAATTCAAGATCAGTTATAATACTATTTATTTCAATAAAATTATATTTATTGAATATTCCTTTTTCATTTAAAGAATTATTTTGTTTTATAGACTCTACTAAATCATCTAAATCATTTTTTTTAATAAATTGATTATAAGTTTTATAGGTATTATTAGTATACTCTGCTATTTTATCGAGATAAATTCTATTCATTTTATTTATAATATAATATTTAATTAATTATAAATCAATTTTTTTATTAATTTTAGTTGTACAACTTATAGTTACTATTATAAGTTTTACAAACATATGGTGAGTAAATATTACATAATTTTTATAATTTGTTATTATAAATATTATATTAAAAATGAATAAATCAGATTTAAATTTAACTAACAAAAAAGTTAAAAAAGAAAAAACTTTACCTAAAAAAAACAATTTAATTGAAGTTAAAAATGAACAATATGAAACTTCAGAGAATAACGAAATTAATATTAGTGAGAGATATGAAGAAACTGAAATAAATAATAAAAAAGAAATAACATATAATAAAAAATTAGAAATAGTTAAAAAAATTAATAAGATTAAAAAAAAAGAATATTTATTAAATATTTTTAAAATAATAACAACATATTCAGAAGAATATACTGAAAATACAAATGGTGTATTTATTTTCTTTCATAATCTACCAGATGAAGCTTATGAAAAAATAGAAAATTATTTAAATGTTATTTACAAATTACATTTAAAATCAGATATTAAAAATATATTTGATTCTGAATTATCTGATATAAATATTACTGAAACTATTTATAATAATATTGAAATGAATAATCAACATAAAGATCTTACTAATAAAGAAAAAATGATTTTACGTAGAAAAAAATATGAAGAATATTTACAACAAAATCAAAATTCAGAATTAATATAAAAAATTTTTATCTAAATTCTGGATTCCATGTATTTAACCCATTTATGAAATTAATAATAAATTCATAATTTTTATTTTTATTAGAATTTGTAAATTTTGCATGTTCAAAATCAATTATCCAAATCTCACCAAAGCCTTCTATAAAATTATATCCTGTTATATCTGGATATTCAATTCCATTATCTAATAATCTTTTAATAATAACTCTTATTTTTTGAATTACATCAGATGGTACTTGATAAATTTCTTCACCATAAAAATCTGATATATTCATATTTTCTACTTTTTCCATTGTTAATATCTTGTTATGATAATCATAACTAATTATTTTAGGAACATTTAAAATATTCAATTCATAAATATATTTATGCATAGTATATTCATGCATTCCTACATTATGTTTAATATAAACTGGTAAATTATCCATTTTTATTATTAATAATAATATTTTATTAATATTTATTTTATTTTTATAAAAAATCAATTTTTAAATTTAAAATTAAATAAATGATATAATAAGTTCTAATAGATCACAACCATTTTTAGAACTTTTATTTATTATTCTAGAATTATATGCAAATACTTGTCTAATTAAATAATTTAAATTTCTAGGAACTGACGAAAGTTTACAATTCTTATCTAAAACAATATTTAATTTAATATCAGTTTTTAATGGAATAATATTTGCTCCTCTTAATACCATCATAAAAAATCTTCGACGTTCCCAGTTATCATTTTGTCTTTTTATTTCTAAATATTCTAAATATGATTCATACATTAATTTACGTATATTATCTTTCATATTTTTTGATATACTTGGTTTTCCTAAATTATTAATATTAATATTTAATTCATCTCTATTCTTACCAATTACATCAAATGAATTTTTTTTATAACAATTATCTTTTATTTCAGGATTAACCCCTAATAAAATAAAAAAGAATGAAATAGACATATTATAATAATAAGTAGCTTTCCATAAACAATTTTGATTTTTTTTATTTACATGATGTATATCTGCTTTTTTATTTATTAGAATTTTAATAATTTCATCATTACCTAATTTACTAGCAAGAATTAATGCATTATCTCCTTCTTTATCACATAGATTAATATTTGCCCCTTTTTCAATTAAATATATTATAATTTCTGGGTGATTATTAATACATGCTCTAATTAGTGCAGTATAACCATGTATATTTTGTAAATTAAGATTAGCATTATTTTCTACTAATACTTTAACAATTTCAATATATCCTAATGCACTTGCATGCATTAATGGAGTAGTTTTACTATCATCTATATTATTTACATTACGATTTGATACATAATATTTAACTTTTTTTAAATCACCATCTTTACAATATTGTATTAACATTTTCTTATTTAATTCATATACAATCTAAGTTTATTAGTTTATTGTAAATATTAATTAATCAATTTTTAATATAATTATAATATATAATTAAAATGAATAATTCAGATTTATTTAATAATGAAAATAATTATATTGGTTATCCTAAAGTAGATGATCCAGAATTTCAATCAAAAGTATATAAGAAGAGAGAATTTTATTACTATAAATTACCTCCTAGACCAGATCTTAATAATTATCAAGAAATTGAAGATTATAGAAATAAAATTTGTAAACCAAGTGGTCAATTATTAGAACATCAATCACTTCTCAGTAATTTTATTAATCCTGATACGCCTTATAAAGGTTTACTTATTTTTCATGGTACTGGTACTGGTAAATGTTTACATAAAGATACAATGGTAAATAATTATAGTATTAGTATTGAACAAATGTGGAATAGATATAGTTCAAATAATATAATTCGTGATAATGAAAATGGTGAATGGACTATTCCATTAAGTGAATTAATAGTAAAATCAATTGGCCATAATAACAATATTGTAAATGGTAAAGTTAAATATTTATATAGAGAACAAGTTAAAACTACATTGTATATTATAACACTTAAAAATGGATACACTGTTACTAAAACATTTTCTCATAAATTGTTTGATGGATCGGTATGGACAAATAGTATTATTATTGGATGCAGAATCGCATATTATGATTATATTCGTAATAAAATTAGTTATGATGAAGTTGTTGATGTAAATGAAATATATTATGATGACTTTGTTTATGATTTATCAATTGAGAAATATCATAATTTTATTGCTAATTATATTTGTTGTCATAATACTTGTGCTGCAATTGCTATTGCTGAAAAATTCAAACAACAGGTAGCTAGATATGGAACACATGTTTATATATTAGTACCTGGTCCACTTCTTAAAGAAAATTGGAAGGAACATTTTATAAAATGTACAGGTGATACATATATGCGTGAAAATGAAAATTTAGTATATTTAAATGATGAAGAAAAAGAAAAATTAAAAAGACAAGCTATTCAAAATGCAATGCAATATTACAAAATAATGAGTTATAGAAGTTTTTATAGAAAAGTTCTTGGTGAAAAGATTATTGAAAAGCGAGAAATTACTGGTGATAAAATGAAAACTTCATATAAAAAGAACGAAGAAGGAGATTATGAAAGAGATATTGGAATTGAAAAAATTCATAATATAAACAATTCATTAATAATAGTTGAAGAAGCACATAATTTAACAGGTAATGCATATGGTGAAGCATTGCTTAAAATATTAAAAAATTCTATTAACTTGAAGGTAATATTATTAACTGCAACGCCTATGAAAAATTTAGCTGATGATATAGTTGAATTATTAAACTTTATAAGACCTGTTGATTCACCAATAGATAGAGACATGATATTTAATTCTAATAGAAATTATTTAATGGATCTTAAACCAAATGGTTTACAGTATCTTAAAAATATGGCTCAAGGTTATGTGAGTCATTTAAGAGGTGCGGATCCTATGACATTTGCTGAAAAAATAGAAATGGGTGTTAAACCTAAAGGATTGTTATTTACAAAAATTAGTAGATGTGTTATGGAAAAATTTCAATTAGAAGCATATGAACAAGCAAAAAAATTGGCACAAGAAGAAGCTGATAGTTTAGATAAAAAATCTGAATCAGTTGCAAATTTTGTATTTCCAGCATTAGATGAATCGCGTAAAAAATTAATTGGTTTATATGGACGAGAAGGATTAAATCAACTTAAAAATCAACTTAAAAATCATTATCAAAAAATAAATAATATGATTGCAACTGATATTCTTAAATTAAAAAAAGCAGATGAAGAATATTTAACTTATAATGAAAATACTAAAAATATATCAGGAGCAATATTAAAAAAAGAATATTTAAAATATTTTTCAATAAAATTTCATCAAGCATTAACGGATATAGAAGATAATTTATTTGTGAATGATAAAAATAGTGTATCAAGTGTTGGTTTTGTATATTCTAATTTAGTAAAAATCGGTATTGAAATATTTAAAGAAATTTTATTACAAAATGGTTATTTAGAATATGATGAAAATAAAAATAATTATCAAATAAAAGATACTACTATTTGTTATCACTGTGGTAAAAAACACGATGAACATAAAAAAAATAATGATAAATCTAATCATGAATTTGCTCCAGCAACATTTATTGTGGTTACTGGACAAACTAGTGAAGAAAGTGCAGAAGTATTACCTGAAAATAATAAAAAAATTATTTCAACCGTTTTTAATAATTTTTCTAATAAAGAAGGAAAATTTATAAAATTAGTTTTAGGCTCTAAGGTTATGAATGAAGGTATTAGTTTGGCAAATGTTAATTCTACTTATATTTTAGATGTCTATTTTAATTTTGGAAGAATTGATCAAGTTATTGGACGCGCTATTAGATGGTGTTCTCATTTTCAATTAATGAATAAAGATAATGTATATCCAAAAGTTAAATTATATAAATATGCAGTTTGTACATCTGAAGATGCAACTGAATTAAGTACAGAAGAAGAATTATATTTTAAAGCAGAAAAAAAATATATGTTAGTTAAAAAAGTAGAAAGAGCACTAAAAGAAGTTGCTATAGATTGTGCACTTAATCAACCAGGAAATATGTTTAAAGAAGAAATTAAATTATATAATAAATGTATAACTCCAAATGACAAATTATTAAATATGACAATTAATGATAAAAATATGAATAAATTAAATATATGTCCATCAAAATGTGATTTTACAGATTGTTTATATAAATGTAATGATGCAATATTAAATTCTAAATATTATGATCCTAATAGAAATTTATATAAAAATATAAATAAAAATGAATTAGATTATTCAACATTTACTAGTTTTCTTGCAAAAAATGAAATAGATAATTGTAAAGAAAAAATTAAAGAATTATATATGACAAATTATGTTTATAATTTAAAAACAATTACTACTTATGTTATAGATTCTTTATCAGATTATAAAAAAGATTTATTTGATGATTTTTTTGTACAAAAAGCACTTGACGAACTTATACCTATTACAGAAAATGATTTTAATAATTTTAAAGATGTTTTATATGATAAAAATTATAGAGCTGGATATTTAATATATTTAGATGGATATTATATTTTTCAACCATTTGATGAAAATGAAAATGTTCCAATGTATTATAGAACAAATTATCAAAAAAATTATCAATCTAAACTTAGTTTACATAATTATCTAGTTAATGAAAATCTTGATATATCTTCAGATATTGGAGATGATAATTTAAATTCTAATAATCTCAATGAATATATTTTTGATGATGTTATAGATTATTATGAAAATAGAAAAGAATTCGAATTTGTAGGTATTATTGATAAAGAAGTTAATAGAAAAAAAAATAAAAGATTTGATGAAATTAAAGATGTTTTTAAAATTAGAGAAAAAAGAGATAAAATACTTGAAAAAAAGAGAGGTACTGGTATTCCATCATTAAAGGGTGCAGTATGTGCTACTTCAAAACAAAAAGAATACTTGGAAAAATTAGCAAAAAGTATTGGTGTAAAAAATCCAAAATCAGATATTACACGTGAAGATTTATGTAATAATATAATGGATAAATTAATAGAATTAGAAAAATACTCTACTGGAAAAAATAAAATGACATATATAATGATACCAAAAAATCATCCTACATTAAAATTTCCTTTAAATTTAGAAGATCGTATTGACTATATTAAAGATCAAGTCAACAAAATTTTATCATTCAAAATTAAATTTTCTGAAAAAGTTAAAGATAAAACTATAAATTTAAGTTTTAAATTAGATAAAAAACCAAGTAAAGACGAAATCTTAAAATTAAAAAATCTTAATTTATTAAGCGATGATCATTTAAAATGGAATATAATAATAGAATAATTATATTATTACAATATCATTTATATCTGTAGAATAATTAAACATTTCAAATTCTTCTTTTCTATTTTTTATAATTAAATTTACAATATCTTTATTTATAAAAAAATTTTTAATATTTTCTTTTTTATATATTGATAATTTATTTTCATTAACTATCTTATTTTCATTTATTAAATTATATGTATTGCATAAATAATCATAAAAATTTTTATCTTCATATTTAAATGTTTTAACAATTATTCCTTTATTCGATCTTATATAAGAACATTGACATAAATGAACATCATTTACATTATTCATAACAAAGATTTCAAAATTTTGAACAACATTTAATTTATTATCTAATATTAATTCATTTTTGTTTATTTTATGAAAAAAATAACTATAAATATGAGAATAAGGATTTCTAACAATCGCATATACTGGTACTTCTTTTTTTATAAAATTTTCTATATATAACAAACCTTCATGTCTATAACATTCTATACATTTTGTTAAATTATATTTGGCACACATATTATAAACAACAGTTGATGATGTTTTTGGTATCTGTATAAAAATAAATTTATCATTTATTATTATTTCATTATTTGTATTATTTAATTTATTTTTTTTGAATAATTTAAAATTCTCAAATGACATTATATATAATTATATTATTTTATAAAAATTTGATTTTAAATTAATATAAAAATATATTATATAATTCTATTAAGTATGTCATCTAAAAATAATATAATTAATGAAACTATTAATAAAGAAATTCAATCACCTTATATTAATACAACTTTAGCATGTCCTGTAATGTTATATCCAAATCAAATGGATAATAAAATATATTCACACTTAAAAACAAATCTTTCAAATAAATTATTAGGTAAATGTTTTAAAAATTACGGATTTATTTCTAAAATTTATCAAATTACTGAAAAATCAGAAGGTATAATTGATAATGAAGATCCAATTTGTTCGTTCAAAATTATAGTTAAATTTAATTGTAGATTATGTATACCTTCCAAACAAAAAGAAATAATTTGTAAAATAGATAGAATGAATAAACAATTAATTAGTGCAATAAATGGACCAATTATTGTAATTTTAACTTTAGATAGAATAAATGAGGATAATTTCTATTTAGATATTAATAGAAATATTAGAATTAAAAAAAATTCAGAAGTACTTGTACCTGATTTATATGTTCGAGTTAAAACATTATCATTTCAATTTAGCGATCATGATAATAATATTTTAGTAATTGGTTATCTACAAGATATCGCAAATTCAGCAGAAATAGATTATTATAAAAATGAATTAACTAATTTAGATGAAGATAATTAATAAGAGTAATTTAATATAAATTATAAAATAAGTTTAAAAAAAAATTTCTATATAATAATTAGTATGGAATTTATTAATATAAATAATATTGATAATAATGATTTAGATAAAATAATTATTCATAAGAATAATTTTTATTGTACAAATTGTAATAAAAAAGGGCATATTTATAAAAAATGCACATTGCCAATTATTTCGAATGGTGTTATAGCAATTTATATTAATAATTTAAATCCATTATTAATACCATTGTTAGAAGATTATATTTGTAAAAATATTAAATATATTAAAAATCATAACTTTGAAAATAAAATGATATTTAATGATAAATTTTTAAAAGATATAAATGAAAACATAAAGTTTTTATTAGTTCAACGTAAAAATTCATTAGGTTATTTAGAATTTATGAGAGGTAGATATAATATTAATAATAATGAATTAATATTAAAATTATTTATGCAAATGACTCCTATAGAAATTAATGATATTATAAATAAAGATTTTGATACTTTATGGAATAATCTATGGGATATTAATAATATTAAGAATAAAAATCATCAAAAAGAATATAATATTTCTAAAGAAAAATTTAATCAATTAAAATTACAAAATAATATTATTAATATAAAACCATCATTTGATTTTAATGAATGGGGTTTTCCTAAAGGTAGAAGAGAATTGTATGAATCAGATCTCGTTTGTGCTATTCGTGAGTTTGAAGAAGAAACATGTATTAATGAAAATGATTATATTCTTTTTGAAAAATGTAATTATATAAGAGAGAATTTAATAGGTACAAATGGTATTAATTATATACACAATTATTTTTTAGCATTATTAGAAAATAATAATATAAATCTTGAAAATAATAAAAATAATAAAGAAATTGGTAATATAAAAATACTAAATATTAAAGAGTGCATTAATATAATTAGACCATATCATAATGAAAAAATAAATATAATAAAAAGAATTTATTTATTAATTAATAATTTTATTAAAGAATATGCCGAGATATCTGATAATTTACAAAAAAATTAGAAAAATTTGTTAGTAATTTTATTAGTAATCTTGTTAATGCATGGATTCATTTAATTCTAATAAAAATAAAAATTTAATTTTTAAACTTAAACATACTTTTTTATTGTTAATATATTATATAAATGAATATATTAAATAATTTAAATTTTAATGAGGAAATAGATAATCAAAATAAGATAATAATAAGTATATTTAATAATATCAAACTGCAAGATTGGAATTCTTTAATAGATATTATTAAATATAATAATATTGATTATAATATTAAAGATAATTCCGGAGTTTATTTATTAGAATACCTTATTTTATTTAATAAAATAGATATTATAGAAATTATTTTAAATAAAAATATTCGTATAGATATAACTATTGAAAATGGTAAATCAATATTATATACAATCTTAAAATTTTCATATGTAGATGTTTTAAAACTTTTTATTAATATAAATAATAAAAATATATCTAAAAATATTTTTGAAATTATTGATGATGATTTAGACATACCATTATTTTATGCAATTAGATTTAATAATATTGAATGTATTGATTTAGTAATTAAAAATATGTCATCATTTCAATTTAAAAATAAAAATGGAGAAAATTCTCTTTTTTTAGCAATTAGATCAAAAAATATAGACATATTTAAATTAATTTTTACAAAAATTACATATAATATATCTAATCTTAAAAATAATAATGGAGAAAATATACTTCATGTTATTATTCAAAATAAAACCTATGATATTTTTAATTTTTTATTAGAAAATATTGATAAACATAAAATAATATCTTTAATAAATTCTACTGATAATAATAATTTATCTGTTTTTCACTATATTTTTATTTATTTTGATTATGAAATTTTAAATATATTAGAAAAATTAAATTTATTAGATGATATTAATAAAAATATTCAAGATAATGATGGTAATATTTTTTATCATTATTTTATAAATAATATTATAAATATAGATAATATTGGATTTAATGAAAAACAAAATATAACTAATATTGTTAATATTATTAATAAAATAAAATTTAATTATAATTTATATAATATTGATGGAAATATACCTGGTCATATTTTAGCTAGTAATATAGACTTTTTTAATGATAATAAATTAGATATAGTTATTAATAATGTATTAATTAATTCAGATTTAAATATTCAAAATTTTAAAGGTGAAAGTATTTTATTCCTACTAGTTAAAGCAAATTATTGGAAAAATATTAAAAATATTTTAATTAATAAAAAATTAAATATATTCAAATTAGATTATAAAAATAATACATTATTTGACTTTATTAATAATAAAAATTTACCAGATTTTATAAATATTATTACAAATAGCTATTTAAATATTATTGAAAAAGAAGATAAAATATTTATTGATGAAATAGATAATTTTTGTAAAAAAGAATTATTAAATAATCCAAAAAAATGTTATGATATTATTTATAATAAACTTAAAAAAAATATAGACATTTTTATTAAAAATAAAAATATATATGAATTTTCATCATATCCAAAAATTCATCAATCAAAAAAAATAATAAATAATTATAAAAATATTGCTTCTTCAAATTATACTGGATCTACATTAGATGTTTTTTCAGGATTATTGTATCTTTCAAATAAATTTAAAAAAGATAATATTTTAATAACTTCATTAGAATTAATTAACAAAAAATCAAATAATATCATTTCTTGTAATGCTAATAAAAAATTATGCGAAATAAAAGGTTTTGAGGTTTTATGGAAAAATCAATCATTATATTTTCCTATGGAAATTGAAAAATATATTTCTAATAATAAATATAGATTTTTTATTATACCTATTAGTATTGAATTTATTATTGAAAATAATATCTATTTTCATGCTAATTATTTATTATTCGATACAAAATATAAAGAAGTTGAAAGATTTGAACCACATGGTAGTGATCATCCAACCGGATTTAATTATAACTCAAACTTATTAGATTATAATTTAATTAATATTTTTAATTCTTTCAATTATACTTATATTTTACCTTGCAAATTCATAACTAAAATTGGATTTCAAAAAATAGAAATTAGTGAATTAGATGATACTTTTTATGGAGATCCAAATGGATTTTGTTCTTTGTGGTGTGTATGGTGGGCAGATATGAGATTATCAAATCTAAATATTTCAAGATATAGATTAAATACTATTCTAATTACACAAATTATTAATGAACATATCTCATTTAAAAAATTAATTAGAAATTATAGCAGTTTAATCACTTCTATTAGAGATGAATTATTAAAAAAGGCAAATACTAACAATAATGAATGGATTAATGATGTTATATCTGAAAAAAATATTAATAAACTAAATACTGTTTTATTAAATAGTATCTAAAATTTATTTTATATTATACAAAAAACAATATAATACAAAATATATAAAATATATTAATTATTATTATTATCAATGATTATATTTTTTTCAATATTATATTCTTCTTCAGTAAAATTTAATTCATTATTATAATTAATATCCATTAAAAACAATACAAGAAGTTCATAAATTAAACTATAACTTGTATAATCTTTAATAATATATTTATTAAATGAATTTTGATTTATTGTTCCAAATTTTTGAAAAGATTTCAATGCACTTTTTTTTTCTAAATTATTAATATTTTTTTCCAATTTATTAACATTTAACTCATAATAAATTTTATTATTTTCTCTTTTAAAATTTAATAATGTATTTTCTTCAAATGTTAGAAATATATACATGCCAATTATTTCACTATTTAATAGTTTTAAATTATGTTTTTGGTTGTTATTATTAATTACTAAGTATGAATTTACAGATATGTTCGTTACATCATCTATGATATCAATTTTTAATAATCCAAGATTATTAGTTTCGTTACAAATATTAATTGACTTTTTCATGTTTATAGTATAATATATTAATATATATATAAAAATTTCAATTTTTATTATATAGTAGAATAGTATATATAATGTTAATTTATGAAAAAAAATATTTAAAATATAAGCAAAAATATTTAGATCTTAAAAAAATTTATAAAAATATTAAAGGTGGTATTATTCCATCTAGTCCAAATTTAGCATCTATATTTGATATATTTAGATTATCTTTTCTAATTAAACTTGCTATTCCAGATAGAACACCTCCTAATAATATTAATAATCTTACCGGAAATAATGATGTAATTAAAAAATTAATAGAATTTTATAATGATCCAGATTATACAGTTACTACTATAAATAATATTAACGATGCAGTAATAGAAGATTTTTTAATATATACTAATCCAAGTCATTCAATTATTAATTCATTCATTACTCCTAATCCTGCTTATGCAAAAATTATACCAGGAGGATTAAATTTAGTAGAATCATTATTAGGTAAAATGTTAAATGTGGATTCAAATATACAATTAATAACTAATTTTATAACTGAAATTAGAGGAGGAAGTAAAACATTTATTATTGATTATCGAAATATTTATCATACATTATATGAAGTACCTGGTTTAAAAAATCCAAATAAAATTACTAATAATATTATAGCATTCTGTTTTTTACAATTGTATAAAGGTAATAAGGTAATTATTATTAGAAAACCAACTTTTTCAAATATTTTTGATTTACCTATTTATTATAATAATAATGGTAAAAATATATTAGTAAAAGATTATTTTGCAGAAGATTTTTTAGGAACAAATAAATTTGCAAGAGATTATATTAGATCTCATTTAAATAAAAATTTCTTCATAATTAATTCTTTTACTGATGCTAAATGTATAATTGGTAATAATTTAGCTAATGCTGATAATATAATAACTAAAATGAATCAAGCTAAGAAATCTCTAAATACCTTTAATGAAAATCGTACTATTGATAATGCGTCTTTAGCAATAATTGATGCGGAAAAATTATGTAGAGAATTAGAACTTAATAATACATCACAAGAAATAGCACAACGTAAATTACAAGAAATAACTCGTCAATTTCAAATAATACAATTTACAACTTTACAAATTAATAATTGTATAAAATTCTTACATAATGGAGTTAATATTAATGGAATAGTAATAAATACTAGTCCATTACGTGTAAGAATATATAATTCGGAAGAAGAAGTAAATGTTATTCAGGAAAATTTTATAACAGTGTTGACAAAAATAAGTATTGAATATCTACCACTTCCAAATTTTCAAGGAGAACCAATTATACCTGGATTATCTCCACCTATACGTATAACTACACCAATTGGAAAAAATATATCAATACCTTCAGAAAATATGGAATATGATGATTTAATTTTTTGGATGGTTTCTATTTCATTTGCAAAAATTTATAATGATAATAATTTGAATTTTAATAATTTAATTTTACTTACAAATGATAAACAAAGACTTCGACAACAAATTTCTTTACCAAAAAATATTATGAAAGATAAACCTCAACATATTTTAACATATGCATCTATTCAAAATAATTTTGAAGGTAGAATAGATTCATCTCCAACATATCATTATTTAAATTTATTTTATGATATTATTAATGTTCAATATGTAGAAATTAACTCATTACCATTATTACATAAATTAAGTTCTTTAAATTTACCACAACATGTTCCATTAATTAAGAATAAATTATATGATCAAATATTTAAATTTCATACTCCGCTAGAAGAAATTACACTTAGAAATAGAATTAATACTAATAAATTTTCTTTTTTAAATAATTATACAAATGATCCATTCCAATTAATTACTGGATATCATTTTTATTCTTTAATTAAATATGTACAATATTTAAAATATTCTAATGTAATTGGTAATCCAATTGTTGATATAGCTGATGATAATGAAGATGCCGAACCTGATGATGATGATAATGAAGATGCTGAACCTGATGATGATAATAATGAAGATGATGAAAATGATAGAGATGACGAAGATAGAGATGAAGAAGATTTTGAAGATGATAATGGATCTATGAATAAAATAGATATTCGAAAATATTTTATCAATATAGATGGTGTAAATAGTGATAATATTCGTAAAAAATATGGAACAATTAATACACAATTATTACCAATGATAGTTAGTATTGGAAGAATATACAATCCATTAAATTTTATTCCAAAAATAGAAACATTACAAGTAATTAATACTAAAAATATTATTAATGTTAATCAATTACCAGCGAATATACGTAATAGTATTAGTAATCTTATTAATTTATTAAATCAATAAAATTTGAATTAAATATTAATTATCAATTTATAATTAATTAAATATAAGTAATTTATATTACTTATAAGTAGATATGTTAAAATTAAAAGATAATAATATTAAAGATTTATTACTTATTTCCTTTGATGAAAATATTAATTTAAATAATTATATGAAAAAAGAAATATTTATTTTTAGTCATGAAAATTCAATATATAATAAAATTATTAATAATATTATTATCATTAATGATGAAATTTATATTCTTTTAGTTTTAGATATAATTTCTAATAAATTAGAACAAAACCAAATTATTAATATATATAATTCAATCCCAAATATGTTAAACCATATAATCAATAAAATTATTCTAAAATTTAAAATTAAATGTGATCCTGATTATATTATAACAAAATATAAAATAAAATGTATTTATTATTCATTAATGTTTTCTGAATATAAAAATAATAGAATTAACTGTAAAAAAATATTTGATGATAAATTAACTTCTTTAGATATTAAAAATAATATTGAAAGAATATTTACTCCTTCAATAAATAATAAAGAAATATTTTTAAAGGTTATTAATAAACTTTATCATGATAAATATAATAATTTGTAATTTATTTATGAATAAATTGTAATAATGCAATTAATAATATTAATAATACTATTGATAAACTTATCCATACATAAATATTATTAGAATGTATAAAAAATATTTCATCAAATGTTGATTTTACATTTTTTTTATTTTCAGGTATACCAATATCATCATATATTTCATTTCGAATATTAATCAACCAATTTAAAAAATTTTCTTTTGAATTTAAAGCATTATCTAAATTATACATATTATTTTTTAATTTTTCACCACATGATTTGCATGGCAAGACATATGGTAATTGTTCTATAAAATTTTTATAATTTTCTCTATATATTGGGTTATATGTTAAAGCTATAGAATTTAAAAATATCCATCCATGTTTTCCCCAATATGTTGGATCGATTGATTTTATTTCAAAATAATTATCTAACATAATATATTTAGTATATAAAATTATTTTCAAATATATAAATTATATTAACAATTTATTAATATATCTCTTAATTGATCTTTTACTTTGTCGTTCTTTAATATCTTTAATACTTGAAAATTTATTACAAATTTTTAATATTTTAACATCATTAATATCTAATATTTTATCTAAATTTATTCCTATTATTATTTTTTTATTTTTAATATTATACTTATTAGTTGAAATAACATTTTTTATATAAGAGTTATTAAATATTAAACTTTGTAATATATCAATAAACTTTTCATTCAATTCAAACAAATATTTATTATTGTATTTTATATAATTTATTTCATGTATATTTATACCATTATTATTTTCAAATTTATAATTTATTAAATTTGTATTTAATTTACTTAAATTTATTCCAGTATTATTAAAACTCTTTTTCTCGTTTTTATATATCTCAATATTTATGTTATCTTCTTTTATAAATAACCATATGTAACTTCTATATGGAATTGATATATTATTATGTATTAAATTTCCTTTTTCGTCTATTTTATTATTATCTATAGATCTTATTAATCCCCCTTTTGATAATAAATTATATTTTTTATATTTATTCATTAAATATAATTCATTAGAATTTATATTATAATTACTTATATCAGAATTATTTATATCAGAATTAGTTATATTAGAATTATTTATATTTTGTGATTTTAATATTTTTTTATGATTATTGTATAAATTTTTACAATAATTATTATTTATCATTAAACAATTTTCTACTTTATAATTAATACTTACTTTGTTTGGTAATGTAGTAATTTTTATTATATTTAATTTATGTCCATATATATAATTCAGTGATCTTATTATACACATTAATGGAGTAATTATTATATTTTCATAAACATAAGAAACTATTCCAACTAAATTATTATCATCGTCGTATGCTACAGATCCAGATTGTACAATATTATTAGTATTTTTACAAAATAAATATGGTATTGGAGGAGCACAAATGAATTCATCATTCCAATAGTAAGAACTCAAAATAATTTCATTAGTTTTATTAATTTTATAATTAATATCTCCGGGGATTGTATTTAGCCAAGTAAAATTTACATTCTTATTTTTATAATCAATATTTAATAAATCTTTAATATTGTAAATATTTAAGTCATAAAATGATTCTTCATCAATATTTTCTTCAAATCTAATTAAAAATAAATTTAGATGTGAATCAAAAAAAATTATATTGTTATTCAAACTATTATTTATATAATTAACTATATCATCGTCTAATAATGATTTTACTTCCTTTATATTATAAGTAAAATAATATTCACTAAATGTAATTATTATATTCATATTTGTATTCATATTATTTCCATCAATATTTAAAATTGTACCAATAATCCATTTTTTATCTCTATATTTTATTAACATTCCGTTTAATATTTCTTCTTTTTTAGAATCCTGTATATTATTTATGAAATTATGTAAATTATTATATATATTATCACATATCGTAAATTCCACAAAAACATTCATTTATACTTATCTTATTTCTTTTATATATTTACTAACTTTATCAATTTTTTGTATTATAATATTATAATTTGTATCATAATTTTTTTTTAATTCATTAAAATCTATTTTATTATTATAAACACTCTTTTTTATTTTTAATTTTTCTGTCAAATAATCTGGTATCCACATTATATTACGAATATGTATTGGATCAGATAAATTGAGTGCTAATATTATTCTATTTATATTTTTTGATGATACTTTACTATCTCTTTTATTTAATAAATACAATTCATTTATATCTATATTTTTATAATTTACATAATAATCACTCTCACTTATTTTAACTAATAAATTTGACTGAAAATTCTTAATTATAAAATAACATATCTGATCGTAAATTAAATAATGTTTTATATTTATTTCATTTTCATTTTTACTTTTTATTTTTTTATATAATGAATTTGTATCTTTTATATCTTTTTCTAATAATAATTTTTGATCATTATTGGTTAATATCTTAAAACATAATTTAATATTATAAAAACTCATTAATATTCTTTTTAAATCTTCTTTTATATTCGTATTATTTTTTAATTTTTTATCAATATAATTTTTTACTAATAATTTTATATTAGATAAGTTTTTATTATTAGTATCAATATTAAGTATATTATAATCAGTAAATTCATATAAATAATTTGGTATAATACTTGCCTGTATTAGATAATCAGCATTACCAGTTATTTTTTTATTAATATCTAATCTATATGATTCTGTACTAAATAATATAAATAAAACTATTTTATTTACTATTTCAGAATCTATATCATAATTATTTATCAATAAATCATACATTAATCTTATATGCTTTATTGTTATTTTATCAGATATTTTTGTTGTTATTTTTTGTGTATTTTCTAATAATTTATAATTGTCTGTTATATTATTTTTTTCATCTATAAAACCACTTGTTTTTCCATTTTCAAACATTCTTTCAACCTTATTTACATATTTATCTGGATTAATTATTTTAATATTTAAATCTATATCACGTTTGAATTTATCTTCATCTGGATGAATTATATAAAATTTGCCTTCTTTATCTATTAATGTATTATAATCATATCTACCATCATTATCTGGATATATTATTTTATTAAGTTTATTATTTACTATTTTATTGTTTTCTTTCATTTCACCATTTGATAATAAATATTGTTCTATTAGAAATTCTAATTTATTCATTTTACTTTTATCTGTAATTATATTTGGATCTGTATTTTCATTTATATTTTTATAATCTTCGGTATTTGTATTATTTATTTTATATAATGAAAATAAAATATCTTGAATATTTTGAATACATATCTTAAATATTACCGACAAATTTAATTTATTTATGTCATATGTATAGTAAAATTTGCCGGGTTTTACTCTTCCAACTCTACCTTTTCTTTGCGTTTTATTTGGTTTTGAAATAATTTCAGATTTTAATTCTTCTCCATCTTTATTTATATTATATCTATTAATCTTTTGTGTTCCTGTATCTACTACATATTCCAAAGTATTTATTGTTATAGATGCTTCTGCTATATTCGTTGCAACTATTATAAATCTAGTATAAGTATTTTCTGGTAATAATTCTTCTCTCAGAATTTTATCCATATCTTCTATATCTTTGTCTTTTGGATATCTAAATAATTTTCTAGTTTCTTTTTCTCCAATATCTTTAACTCTTTCTAATAATGTTTGATTTAATTCACTATAAAATGGTATTGCTAATACATTATTAGGAGTAATTGAATTTATTTCTTTAATCGCTTTAATAATTTCTGCTCTTCCTGGTAGAAATAATAATATATCACCATTCGTTGTATTTTTTATTATTTCTTTTACTACATCTTCTGGTCTAAAACCAATTCTATCTATTTCTTTTACATCAAAATTCATACCACCAAATGGTACTGATAAATGAATACGTCTGTCTAAATAAACTCTATCATAATTATCTACAACATTTAGTGGCCATTTCATATTATCATTTATTATCTCAAAATATTTTCTATATATTAATTCATCTGAATCCATTGTTGCACTGATTATACCTAATGATACTTGATTATTTATATAAACTCCAAATTTACATAAAGTCAATATCATATCCATATAAACATTATGTTCGTGAGCTTCATCTACTAATATCATGTCATACATATTTGTTGAAAGAAATCTATCATTTACTTTGTTCTTAATTACATAATTAGATTTAATTCTTTGATATAATAAACCATCAGTTGCTAATATTAATTTTGGATGATATAAATTATCTGTTATTTTTTTGTTCTGAGTTTCAAATTGAATATAATTTATTGGATTATTGTTATTTATTGATATACCTATATTTACAGACATCTGTTTAGAATTATCTTCTGCTGGTTGAATTCTAGGTACAGTACATACTATTTTTGCATTATTATTATAATTTAACATTTTAACTGCATATAATAATGCAAATGGAGCAACTGTTGATTTACCTGCACCTGTTGCACCAGTTATGTATAAAATACGATTATTTAAATAATGATGATATAATTGTATTTGAGCTATCCAATCTGAACCAAAATTATTATACCATTTAGAATTTTTTATAATTTCTAGAGAATTTATTTTCTTTTCAGAATTAAAAATATCTGATTTATTTTTTTTATCATCAGAATCTTTAGATTTATTATTATCTATAAATTCATCTGAATACTCATGTGAATATTTTTTATTACTAAAAAAATGATATGAATCTTTATATTCATCTAAATTTAAATTATCTAATATATGATTTTCCCATTTTTTATATTCTCTATTCTTATTTGGCATTGCATTATTATCAGTTATTTTGGGATTATATCTAAAATATGTTAACATTCCATTATATACTAATGTCTCAAAAACTATGTCTACTATTTTTTTTTCATCATATAACATATCAACAATAAAAGTATATATTATTTTTGCATTTTCTGAATCATATATTCTAAGTAAATTCGTATTAATATTAAACCACTCTTTAATATTATTCATATTTAATCTATCTATTATTACTTTTTTATTATTTTCATCTATATTATCCCATTCGTATGATTTAGATATCATTTTGTAGATTTTTTTATCATTTTCTCTAAATCCGGAATGTAATAAAGATTTAAAAAAATTATAAATATTTTTAAGTGTTGGATACCTATAATTACTAATACTTTTCTCTTCTTTATAATCTGAATTAATTTTATATATTGATAAATATTTATTTTTATAATTTTCAAAAAATATATCTTCGTGTAAAATATTTTGATTATCATCTAAACAATTTAATCCATACCATGTATATTTAAATTGTTGTATACTCTCATAAATATAATTATATATGTTCTTAAAATCTATTAAGTTTAAATCTATAAATTTTTGTATACAATTTTTAATATCATTATCACCTAATATTTTTTCTTCTTCAAATGTATCATTATCGTATTTTAAATTATCCTCTATTTTTTTTTTAATAATAGAATTACAATCTTTAACTATTTCAAATTTAGATAATTTATTTTGATCGTATTCCCATCTTAAATAAAATAAAATTAATGACTTTATTATATCAAAATAATTACTTTTAGTAAAATTTATCCATTCATTAATTAGTTCGTTTTGTATATTAATATCTAATTTTTCCCACGATTTATGTATTATTAAATTATTTATTTTTAACTTATTACATAATATTATTATATATGGTGTAATAGTTTTATTACTATCTTTATAATCAAATATCATCCATTTGATATCTTTTATATCAATATATAAAAATTTATAAATTACACTATAAAAATATCCAGAATTATTATTATCAAATTCTTTATTATTTAATATATCAATATAATATTTATACTTATTTGAATCTTTATAGTTTTTCATTGTATATGGAAATATATTCTTCCAATTTGGTAATAATTTACTAGAAACTTTATCTAATGTATTAATTATACTTAGTACAGAATTATCAAAGTAATTTTCTAAATATTTTTTTAATATTCCTTCTGATAAATTTATTTTATCATAATGATCTACATAATAACTTGATGATAAATCTTTTGCTTTATCTTCATAATTTGTAAATATTTCATCTAATCTTTGAATACTTTTTGATTTATTTAAATCATAATAAGGCATTAATAATGTTAATAAACTATAAATATCTTGATTATTATTCATTAAAAACTGTTCAACATAATAATTTTCAATATTAGAATTATTATTTTCAATATTAAAATAATAAATTGTATATTTAACCACTTTTAGTAAATTATTTATTATTAAATTTTTATGATCAATTATTAAATTTATAAATGCGCTATTTATACATTTTTTTACAATAACTTCTAGTTGTATTATATCTATTTTATTATTTATAATTTCATTTATTTCATTTATTTTATTTATTTTATTAATTATATCTTTGCTCATTCTATATATAAATAAACTAAAATAAAATATTATATTTTAGTTTATATTTAACTAATTAATTTACTTAATTTCTCAAATGTATCATTTTTTTCTAATGGAATTTCGGTTATAATATCACCATTTACAATAAATAAACTAGGAGTACTATTTATACTTAACTTGATATCCTTTTTTATAATATTTTTAATATTTATTTCTGATTTATCAGTTTCAATTATATTATATGCATTTTCTGGATTTTTTTTCTGTAATTTATTTATTATATCTATGAATTTATCATTTTTATTAGAAACTATTAATATTAATCTTAAAACATTTCTATTTATAAATTTAGGAAATTTTGATGCTAGTAATTTATATTCATAATCAATATTTGATATCACATTTAATATATCTTGACTTATTAAATAAAATGTAGATAATCCATATTGTTTATATATTAATTCATCTGTTAAATTACTATCTTCTGATTTTATATTATCCATTAATTTATCAAGTAATACTAGTATACTTCCATGTTCAGCTTTTATAAACATAAATAATTCAGTTAATTCAGATATCTTTTTATATAAAATACTATTATTTTCATCATGTTCATTATGTTCATTATGTTTATTTTGTACTTCATTGTGTTCATTATGTTTATTTTGTACTTCATTGTGTTCACCATTATTATTTAAAAGATTATCATCTTTATTTATTAAAAAATTAAATATTTTATCAAATTTTTCTAAATATTTAATTATATTATTAGTTTTTGCAATTAACGAATTAGTAATTAAATCATTATTCATTTTCTAATTATTATATATAAATAATTTATATAATTATTCTATAAATATTTTTTAATTCAATTATATATATTAATATGAACTCTAAAAATAAAATTAGTAAAATTAATAATATTATTGAATATAACAATAATAATGAAAGAAATAAAAATAATACTAATAATAACTCTAATTCAATTATTACAAAAAATGGTTATAAATGTATAGCACCATGTATCGATAAAGACACTTTATATTATCATCCAATAACATTTCAAGCCATTCAAAGAAGTTATCCATCATGTCCTATTTATGATATGCATACCCATAAAGATCAAGTATTATATTATGATAAATGTAATATTAAAGATAATAATAATATTAAAAATAAAAAATA